ACTAAACCAAAGACTATAGCCGACGCTGGTAACGGTGCAATTGTTCAGGGTAGACCTGAAGATGTTGCTGTTATACAGGTAGGTAAGACAGCTGACTTTGCAACAGCTGCAAATTTAGCTCAGCAAATAGAGAAGAGATTATCTGATGCATTCCTTATACTAAATGTACGTCAATCAGAACGTACTACTGCAGAGGAAGTGAGGCTAACCCAAATGGAATTGGAACAACAACTAGGTGGACTGTTTAGTTTGCTTACTGTTGAATTCTTAATACCATATTTAAACCGAACGTTGCTAGTACTTAATCGTACTAACCAATTACCTAAGATACCTAAAGATTTAGCTAGACCTACTATTGTAGCTGGTATAAATGCATTAGGTAGAGGACAGGATAGAGAAGCACTTACACAATTCATCGGTACCATTGCACAAACACTTGGACCCGAAGCATTGATGCAGTACCTCAATCCTGGTGAAGCTATTAAACGTCTTGCAACTGCACAAGGTATCGATACACTTAACCTAGTTAAGTCTGATCAACAGATGCAGCAAGAGGCAGCACAAGTTCAACAACAACAGGTTGCTGGAAGTCTTGTAGGACAAGCCGGGCAAATCATGGGTACACCTATGATGGATCCGTCTAAGAACCCAGATGGCTTCAACGATCTAAGTGATATGATAGGCGATCGTCTGCAGATAGGATCTGAAGAGATGGCTGCTCAACAACAACAACCACCACAAGAATAATATGGCAGAGACAATGACCTACGATCCTGGCACTGATACAGTGACCACGGAAGCTACCCTTACTGAGGCTGAGAAAGAATCTCTAGTAGTTGGTGAGGAGATGCAAGCTCAGCAAGAGCAGATGCTTGCTGGTAAATATAAGAATGCTCAAGAGTTAGAGAGAGCATACATAGAACTTCAAGGTAAGTTAGGATCTAAGGATACTGAAGAGGCTTCAGAACCTGAAGAAAAAGCATCAGCTTCATCTGATGAAGAGATAGGTGATGTAGATACCCCATATCTTGAAGATGGTTCTGTTAACCCAGAAGCTGTTAATACAATATACGGTGAGGAGCTTGGTAATGTTTTTAGAAATAGTAATGTAGACCCTTGGGCTATTAGTAAGCATTTCCATGCAAATAATGGAGAGATTACCGATGCAATGTATTCCCAATTAGAAGGTGCTGGTTTATCTAGAGATGCTATCGATTCTTATCTAGATGGCAGGGCAGTTCAATCAGGATACAGAGGAGGTGAAGATGTTGCTGACCTATCAGAATCGGATGCAAATTCTATTAAGAATTCTGTAGGTGGTGAAGCTCAGTATAATCAAATGACAGAATGGGCAGCATCTAATTTAGATCAGAATACTATTCAAGCATTTGACAACCTTCTAGATTCTGGTAATGCCGGAGCAATACAACTCGCAGTGAATGGTTTGAAAGCACAATACGAAAACGCAACAGGGTATGAAGGGAGAATGTACACAGGTAAAGCACCTAAGTCTAGCGGTGACGTCTTTAGAAGTCAGCCAGAATTAGTTGCAGCTATGTCAGATCCTAGATATGATCAAGACCCTGCATATCGTCAAGATATTATAGAAAAACTTGATCGATCAGATTTAGCATTTTAAAATTATGTGCGGAGGAACCCAAAGTTGGATAGATGCCATCTCAGGGAAAACATCCAGATGGGGTGATGACTACGATGGTACTCTAAAGAAAACAAAATATGATGCTCAAGGCCGTGAACTTTACCCCGATAGTTCTGCTAACATGAACTCGACTGGAGCATCTGGATCACAACAATCTGGTATGAAGATCGGTGGCCCTGACGGGCAGACTAGTTCTACTAGTGGAGGAGGTTCAACTGAATCACTCAAAGGTAACGAACCTTTAACTGATAACCCCAGCAATCAAGGTGGTGGCAGTACCGACAGTATAAACTATTAATATAAAGGCGGCTCGATAGTCGAATCAGAAGAAGCCAGCTCACACTACGTCCGTTCATTCTTCTTTGAAGAACGCATGAAACCACATCATGGAACGGGGATGTGGTACTGGAGTATTAACAATGACTGTTAACCTTAAGTATCGTGGTGTTGAGTACACAAAAACTACTAAGTAAAACTTAACATGAAAAAACTTGCACTTGCTCTAGCGGCATCTATCGCTTCCGCACCTGCAATGGCCGGCGTTTATGTAAACGTCGAGTCCAACGCATCTTATACAGGCAATGATTATACTTCCCGTACTACCGATTTACACGTAGGCTATGAAGGAGACGTTGGCGACTTAGGATACTACATCCAAGGTGGACCAGCTCTTGTCAACGGCGACGCTGTAGACGGATCAACTGATTTCTCAGGCAAGCTCGGTGGTACCGTAGCTGCCTCTGACAAACTAGATGTGTATGGTGAAGTATCATTCATTACTGATGAAGATACGGATAACGCATACGGCACCAAACTAGGTGTCAAATATAATTTCTGATGGCACACCAAAGTTCTCAAGCAACAGCTTCTGTAACTTCTTTTTCACCTGAACCAGAAGTTAAAGAACCAGTGGATACTATGCCACATGATTACCAACCACCTGGTGTGGATGAAGAGACAGAACCTCAATCCCTAGAGGAAGCCTTAACAGGCTAAGGGAAGTGGGGACGGCACCTCAGAGTCGGACCGTCCCTGCCTTGGCTTTAGCCCTGTACGCAGGATACCTTTAGCCGTCTAGACGGTGGGAAAGACCACAACAAACTGATCAAACATTTACACGTGTAGAAAGTAAACTAATACAATTTTTTAATAGAAAATGGCTCATCAGAATAGCGCCTTGGCTGCGTCACTAACCGGCCCAGGTGCTGATAACGGCGATTTAACGACCGTCGCAACTGACGGCTCGAAACGTCGAGCTCTGTACCTCAAGCTATTTTCAGGAGAAATGTTCAAAGGGTTCCAACGCAATACAATTGCAAGGGATCTAGTTACTAAGCGTACCCTAAAGAACGGCAAGTCTTTGCAGTTCATTTACACGGGTCGCACCACAGCAGAATTCCATACCCCTGGAAATTCTATACTGGGTAACGGTGACAGTGCACCTCCTGTAGCTGAGAAGACGATCACTTGTGACGATCTATTGATCTCCAGTGCATTCGTATATGAATTAGATGAGACACTTGCGCATTATGATTTGCGTGGGGAGATCTCTAAGAAGATTGGTTATGCTCTAGCAGAGAACTATGACCGTAAGATCTTCCGTGCAATTTCTAAGGCTGCACGTAAAGCATCGCCTATCACTAAGGCTAACTTTGTAGAACCAGGCGGAACACAGATCCGTGTAGGTTCAACAGGTACTAACGCTTCTGACGCTTATGATGCAGATCTTCTTGTGGCAGCATTTTATGATGCCGCAGCTGCTCTAGATGAGAAGGGAGTAAGTACTGACGGAAGAGTAGGTGTCTTGAACCCAAGACAATACTATGAACTTATCCAAAAGGTAGGTGATACTGGCCTAGTCAACCGTGACCAGCAAGGTTCTGCACGTCAGTCAGGACAAGGAATCGTTGAGATTGCAGGCATTAAGATCTACAAGTCAATGAACATTCCGTTCTTCGCTAAGTATGGTACTTCTTATGGTGCTGCTAGTGCTACTGTTCCTGGCGTAACTGATCCGGGTAACTCTGGTTCATTCGTAGGAGAAGCCATGGCTAACGAGCACAACGTGACCGTTAATGACTATGGACAATCTACTAAATTCACCAACTCTTGCGGACTTATCTTCCAGAAGGAAGCCGCTGGTGTTGTCGAAGCAATCGGACCTCAAGTTCAAGTTACTTCAGGTGATGTATCCGTGATTTATCAGGGAGATGTCATACTAGGTAGGTTGGCAATGGGCGCCGACTATCTAAACCCAGCTGCTGCTGTGGAACTGTACGCTGGTACAGCAACCGCACCTACTGCATTCGGGTAATATATACACATAAGGAGGGTTCTCACGCCCTCCTTTTTTTTATTCACATTTCTTTATGGCTACCACGACTGACACCGATACCGAACTATCCGCAGTGAACTCAATCCTGGGAGCTATCGGTCAAGCACCAATTACAACTCTCAATTATGAGAACCCTGAGATATCCTTCATCTACAATATTTTAACTGAAGTTAACAAAGATGTCCAGAATGAAGGTTGGCATTTTAACACTGAGTATCATGTGAAAACTACACCTGATGCCGATGGTTATGTAAGTCTACCTACAAATACACTACGTTACGATTTAACTGATGACACTCATAACCAGACACAAGATCTCGTTGTCCGTTCAGGAAGATTATATGACTTGGTTGACCACACTGATGTTTTTACAACAGATCTTTACTTAGATCTTGTAACACTCTATGCATTCTCTGATCTACCTAATCCATTCCAAAGATATATAACCTATAGAGCAGCCTCAAGAGCTGCTACACAATTAGTTTCAAACCCACAATTGGTTCAAC